ATTTGTAAAAGGTCATCTCTAGTAATAACATTTTGATTGATAATTGCCGTGAGTAAAGCTTCGTCAGCTATATTATCTATAGTTATAGGCTCTGCTCTACTCTCTTTTTTTCTCCAAAAGAATTTCATAACATCTCCTTCTCTAATACTGGACTGTGAAGACTTCTCCTCCCCATAGCATCTGCTGCTCTAGCAAGTAAATTGCATTAATAAGTGCTACCACCATATCCACTTTCCCATTTGATTTCTTTTTGTTTACATATTTATTCAAGTTTGTATCCTCTGTACATCTTGCATTTTGAAAGTTAATTTCAAGCAGCTTATTTGGATCATACTCAAACTTTTTACTCAAGACATATTCTTTAAGTAGTTTCGTTGGAGAATGTAGCACGCTCGAATGCTGTTTGATTTCAACACACTCAAGGCCTTCACTCTCTAGCTTTTGTACAGTGCTAATTGCGTTATATCGATCATACCCAACTTGCACGATATTTACTCCATAACGATCTGTTAAACTTAAAATAAAAGATTCTACAAAGCGATAATCTATCACTTCATCTCCACATTCAAAGCATACGCCACTGTTAATCATTCCCTGGTAATTTACATTCTCTCTTTGGCTCTTAATCTCTTTTTTATCATATGGAATAAAAGCGAAAACTTTAGCGTGTATCTTTCCATCTACTTCTGTAACCATTGCAACAGATGTGTTGTCATCTGTTTGTGATAAATCAAGCCCGATCCAAACTTCTCTATCTTTCCACCATAAATCACAATTTTCCGAAGTATCTAGCTTTTTACACTCTCTAACTTTTGTGATTTCGATATAGCCTTCTACCCCAAGGCCCTTGTAAAGAATGTTGTTATGCTTGCAAAGATAATTTTCTCTCTTGTTTTCATACAAAATTGCCATTGTGCGCTTCTTCTTTATGTTATCAAAGATGTAATCATGAGAAATTGCAACTGGATTAGACTGATAAATAATATTATCTTCTGTCTGCCACTGATCGTTTTGAAGGTATTTTGCATCTGGCTCAAAAAGTAAAGCAAAAGTTCTTTGCTCGTCTATAAGACCATCAAGACTTTTTTTAGCAATATCAATTTCATCGAGCATTACATTGTCGTCTCTTGGATACTGTGTACTGATAATAATTCCAAGCTTATTTTTAATTGCAATTTGTGATGATCTCATTGCTTCAACTGGATACTCATCCAATGCCCCTGCTTCATCAGCCAAAAAAGCGTTTGCTAGCTTACCATCCATTCGATCTTGACTGTAAGCTAATGGTGTGTACTCTGACTCATTTAATTTGCAAACAATTTGCTTTCTCAAAAGTTTGAAACGGTCAACTAAAACAGGACTAACTTTAATAATTTTCTTTATTGCAATTTGTAACTCACTTGAAAGAGATAGGTCTGGTGCTACACTAAAAAACCTTGAAAATTTTGGCTCTAGTAGAAGTAAAAGAATGAAAATTACAGCTGAATTAAAAGTTTTAAAGTTCTTTCGAGCAATTTCAAGAAGCAAATTCTCATAGAATCTGCACTCTTTTCCGCTTTGATCTGTTGTTTTTGTGCAAAAGACTGCCGTTATCATCAACTCTGCATAATCTTCAAGTCCTTCGCCCATCGCACAACCAAGGTCAGGATGTATCATTAACTTTAAAATCCTTGTTATTTTTTTGTGCATTTTCAAATCAAACCATACACCATCTTTTTTACCATCAACAATGTCTATCCACGCACTACACTGTTTCTTCACATACTCTCCAATTTTTTCGTTTTGTGGGTCTATACACCACTTGGCATATTCGTATGCTTTAGTCATCGCTAAGAGCCTCTAAAAGTGCATCTGCTTTATTATCTTGTCGTGGTGGAATTGTTCTTAGTGCTGATGCGACTGTCATTCCATTTTCTTTTTCGATATCCAGACACATTTTCCGCTTTGCTTGAAGCTGAGTATCACTTTTTGCCATCATAGCTAAAATTTTTGAAATTTCTTTAGAATATTGCAAAGTAAAATTAGCTTTGTCAGCAGATGGCATTTCTTTTAATGCCTCTTTCACTTGTTCTCGAAGCTCTGCAAGCATCTTCGAGTGCTCTACATTTCTTTCATTCAGCTCATAACACTCTGCTTGTAGTAAGCAATAGCGATTGATTGTGCTTTCAAAAAGAGCGTCATTTTTCCCCATTGCTTTAAAAAGTGCGGCCACTCTCTTAAACTCACTATGTGCATATTCATTTGACTTCACTTCTGCTCGCTCTTTAAAAGCTTTTCCAGTCAGCAAACTCTTTTCTAATTTTTCACGATCTGTTAGCTCTTTCTTTGAGCGATGACTTTTTCCTTCTGCTTTTAAAATAGCAACGCTTTTAGGCGGTGTTGGCATTTTTACTCCTTTCTCTTTCCAAATTTCAAAACTGATAGGGGCATTTCTCATTTTTTTAGGGGGGCAGTCGGGGATAAGCATAGAGAAAATAAAGCACTTTACAAGACTGGGGGGGAGTCTGTACTTCCTTCAGCCTTGACCAGTGCTCTTATATCCTTTCTGCTGATTTTTCCTTTTTCCGCTTGCTCATGGTGATATCTGCACAATGTAATAAGATTGCTAGGCTCAAGGGCCAATTCTCTGTCCTCTATCAATGGCACTATATGATGGACTTCTAACTTAGTGAGGTTGATATGCCCTTCGTTTTTTAAGCACCATTGGCACATATATCCGTCTCTTTCTTTGATTGCCACAGACATCTTTCTCCACGCTGATGTATGTCTAAACTTTCTCGCTTCAGTCTCTTTGTCATATTTAACAGGCTTATGGCCACAATCAAACTTTGTATCATGTATTCGATTACAATATTGACACGCCCTTAAAATTTTGCTCCCCCCCTACTTTTAAACAATAAGAAAAGCACCCTATTGCTAGAGTGCTTTCTATACTTCGCTATTCGCTTTCCTTGATGAACTCTTCCATCATTCTCGCTAACTGCCCTGCTTGGCTAACGCCTTGCTTTTCACAAGCCTGTGCAAACCTCTCTACGACCTCACGCTTCAACTTATAGGTCTTGGACATCCAACCAGCTTTCGCCTCATACTTTCTTGTTGCCTTTGATTGTGCCGTTGCCATTACCTTCTCCTTTTGTCTAAGTATTTTGTGATAAGATACCAAAATCCTCTGCCTAAGCTTGCAACAATGATTACAATGCCTGCGATTTGCATAACTTTAGCAACTACTTTTAATGCTTCAATTAACATCTTTACTCGAATGGGTTCTTGTGTTATTCTTTTTAGAGAGGGACTTGTCATCAACAAGCCCCATTCTTACTAGCTAGAACATCAGGTCAATTAACTTACCCAGTATATGAACCAATGTTCCAGTTGCAACTCCTATCAAAATCTGTTTAACAATAGGATTGATTTTGATGGGAGTCTTTTTATTTCTCTTCTTTCGAGAACTTCGTTTCCCCATTCTGTTCACCTCCTTTCTACTCTTATATTATAATATATCGTGTCCGATATGTCAATATAATTTTTGAAAATTTGTGAACAAAATACACTAAATACTTTTATTACGGCTATTAAAAAAGCACCTTAGAGTTTTCTAAGATGCCTTTATCTAAACTAAGGTTGCAAGTATAATAACCTGAAGGTCTCTCGGCCTTTTGGAGTGATAAGCGTTTGTGTACCACACCATTGTGTCTTCTCGTTGAAACACTCTTTTATCTCAAATAGCCCAGTGTTTCTATCGGCATATGGCATTAACTTTCCTCGCTTATCTCTGTAAACATACTTCTTTTCGAGTAGGAAGTTCACAAAGTCATTTTGCTTAATGCTTAATTGCTTCGCCGTCTCTCTAAAGTTCGTCAACAGGTTTCGGTCAACCAGCTCGTCAAAGTAATCTGCCTTTGGCTGTAATATCTGCTTCTCTACTGTTAGTGCAGAGTTTTCAGCTGCAAGTACACCTATCCTTGCTTCTCTCTCTTCAAGCGTCTTCTGTGCAACCTGTAATGCTTTTGCCATCAACTCCTCTGGACTCATTTCTGCCTGTCCGTTGATATAACCGCCGTGCTTGCGGATACTTGGCAATACCTCAGTCGTCACCCAGTCAGCAAACTTCTCTGCTTCAGGTTTTCGACTTTGGAAGATAAGCTTGTATAAATTTGACTCGTTGATGAATGTCATTTCTACTTTTTGGACTGCATCCGATCCATCCTTTCTTTTACCTGTTATAACCCCCATGTCGGTAGTAACGACCCCATCCTCTTTTAGCCTATTCTTGGCATCTCTTGAGTTTTTAATATCCAAAACTCTACAAGTATCAGCCAAGCAAAACATTGGTTCTCCATCTCTTGATATCGTCCTAACCTCTCCAAACTCCTCATTTTTGAAAATCTGTAACTCATTCATTACTTTCTCCTCCTTTCTCTTCTAATTCCGTTTATCAATCCAAGATTGAATATATCTACTGCGAAAGCAAGCAAGTCAAAGTCACCCTTGTAGGCACTTATGACATCTTCTATTTGCTCTCTTGCCTCTCCGCCTGCCCAGTATTGATGTCCCAATAGTTCCATTGTATTGTTTGCCTTATATTTTGACATAACAAA